ATCTGCTCTAGACCGCATCAATGTGCGTCGTCTAGTCATCTACCTCAAGAAGCAGATCTCTATCCTTTCTACTCAGATTCTCTTTGAGCAGAACGTACAGGCAACTTGGAACCGCTTCAAGGGTCTCATCGAGCCATTCCTTGCTAACGTCAAGGTTCAGTTCGGTATTACTGATTACCGTCTCATTCTCGACGAGAGCACCACAACCCCTGACCTAATTGATCAGAACATTATGTATGCAAAGATCATGGTCAAGCCCGCCCGCGCTATTGAGTACATCGCAATTGACTTTGTGGTTGCTTCTACTGGCGCATCATTTGACGATTGATAAACGGGGGCTTTTGCCCCCACCCACTACTTACTTATGAATTACAGGAGAACCTAACAAATGCCATTCTGGTCAACAAACTTCGGTCAAGACTCAACCCTAAAAGATCCAAAGCGTAAACATCGATTTACCGTAGAGTTCCAAGGAATTAACGCTGCTCAAGGTGGCGCGCTTCTTTGGTACGCTAAGACTGCTACTAAGCCCGGCTTCAGTGTTAACGCTGCCGAGCATAAGTACCTTGGTCACACATTTTACTACCCCGGTAATGTTACTTGGGATGCAGTAACAGTAACTCTTGTTGATCCTGTTGACCCAGACGTTACAGCCACTTTCTCTGACATTGTTGTAGCAGGTGGTTACACTCCCCCCACGGACGCCAACTCACTTGGAACTATCTCCAAGGCTAAGGCTGCTGGCGCTCTTGGTACCGTTTTAATCACTCAACTTGATGGTGACGGTAACCCAATTGAGTCTTGGACTCTTTGGAATGCTTTCATTATGAGTATGAAGCAGGATGATCTAGACTACACCAGCGACGATCTCTCTACAACAACCGTAGAGCTTCGTTTTGACTGGGCTAGAGTAGAGACTCTCACTAACTCTTCCGCTGTAAATGGTTCTGGTGGTAACGAGTTCTTTAGAGCATAATTTTAGACAATAACTAAACGCGAGGTGTAAATTGTCAAGAAATCAGGATCGTCTAGGCGGCGTTCAACAGCCTGACACGAGCCCTCCGCCCCAGCAGGGTGGCGGGGGTTTCTCGTTTGTAGTCCCAACTGAATTTGTGGACCTACCATCACAGGGTCGCTTTTATGCACAGGGTCACCCTCTTCACGGAAAAGACTCTATTGAGATTAAGCAGATGACTGCCAAAGAAGAAGACATTCTCACTTCGAGAACTCTTCTAAAGAAAGGCGTAGCACTAGAGAAACTAATTGAAAGCATTATAGTAGACAAGTCAATCAGACCTTCTAGTCTTCTTGTGGGTGATCGAAACGCTATCATCATTGCTGCTAGAGTATCTGGGTATGGCAATGATTACACCACTACAGTACAATGCCCTTCATGTGAAACAAAGCAGCAATACGAGTTTGATTTGAATGATGCCCACGTTGAGCATGGAAATCTTTCAGAAGATCTGGGTATTACTGATTACGGTGATGGAACAATTGGTTGTATTCTTCCAAGAACTCAAGCAGAAATTAGAGCAAGATTGCTCACTGGACGTGAAGAAGTTGCCCTAACAAACAAGAGAAATACTGAAGGTTTGGTCTCTAAGCAGTTGCGTTCTATCGTTGTTAGTGTAAACGGAGACTCATCTCCACAAGCGATTAATTATCTAGTTGAGAACATGCCCTCAAGAGATTCGCGTCACCTTCGTGCTATTATTCGCCAAGCAACCCCCGATGTCGATCTAACCCAGCAATTCTCTTGTACCAACTGCGGACATACACAAGAAATGGAGGTGCCGCTTACGGCGGACTTTTTTTGGCCTGACCGATGAATACAATGAGGGAGTTTATGAACAAATTTTCTTCCTCAAGTATAACGGTGGATGGAGTTTTTCTGAGGCTTATAGCCTGCCTATAGGTCTTAGAAACTGGTTTGTTAAGAGGACTATCAAACAGCTTGAGATGGAATCTGAAGCAATCAAGAAAGCCTCTAAGGGACAATCAAACTCTTCTTATCAAGAATTGACTCCAAGCAACCAGCCACCAATTCCAAAAGAATATGCTAGATAGTTTAAGGCTCCTTCGGGAGCCTTTGCTTTTTGTATAGATGGCTATTTATAGGGAGAGGTAACTTTGCATGGCTTTGACTCCAGAACAAGAAGCAGTAGCATTAGCAGCACAAACTGCTGCGATAGAAGATCAAGTCAAACTGCGTAAAGAGTTAAATGAATTAACTAAGCAGCAAATAGATTATTTGCTAAACAATCTACCACAAGCAGAAAAACTTTCCGCTGCTCAAGGTGAAGCGTTGGTTTCTTTGCAGATTCAAAGACAAAAAAACTTGGCTCTTCTACAAAAAGAAGTAGAATATTACAATGATTTGGTTACTCAAGCCAAAACAGAAGAAGAGCGCTCCAAAAACCAGCTAAAAGCTCTTCAAGCACGAATTGATAAACAAAAAGAGTTAGTAAAAGAAGGCAAAGCTGAACGATCTTCTATAAAAGAGATGGAAGAGGACTACGAAAAATTAGACAAAACTATCAAAGACGCTAAAGAAACAACAAATGAACTTGTTGGGGCATTTGGCGACTTATTGAAAGGAAATCTTACAGGTGGTCTCAAGAAATTAGGCGGCTCTTTGGTTAAAAATCTAAAAAACAAATTAATGGACAAATTCACAGACAGCATCTTTTCACTCGTCAGGGCTGGACCCAAGGGCATCGCTGCTTTAGGTGGACTAGCTGCTTCTTTTGCTTTAATAGGCGTAGCTGTTTCTATAGCGAGCAAGGTTATTAAATTGGCAATCGCAGTAGTCGATGCTTCAAATGCTTTTCAAAAAGCTACGGGCACATCAAATGAGTTTGCTTCAAGCCTCATAACAGTGGGTAACGATGTTCGAGCATTTGGCGGAACTATTGAAGAAGTAAGCGCCTCGTTCCAGTCTCTCTTTACAAATGTTTCTGATTTTACTATGATGTCTAAAGCATCTAGAGAAGAGCTAATCAAAACCAACACTGTTCTTTCCAAGTTGGGTGTCTCAAATGATGATCTTGCACGCAGTCAGCAAATCTTAATCAAGTCCATGGGACAGACAGCAACTCAAGCAGCCAAAACTTCTCGTGAGCTTGCTGCTCTTGCTATGGACATTGGGGTAGCACCTTCCAAGATGGCTTCTGATTTTGCTGCTGCTGGACCTCAACTTGCTAAGTTTGGAAGAGACGGAGTAAAAGCATTCAAAGATCTCGCCCAGACATCAAAGATTACAGGCATAGAGGTCAACAGGTTACTTGCGATAACCGAGAAGTTTGATACATTCGAGGGTGCAGCGGAACAGGCAGGCAAGTTAAACGCCGCTCTTGGTGGCAATTTTGTGAATGCAATGGAGCTTCTTACCGAAACAGATCCAACTAAACGCTTTGAACAAATGACCGATGCCATAAAAGACGCAGGAAAGTCTTTTGATGATATGACCTACTTTGAGGCTAAGTTCTTCGCCCAAGCAATGGGACTACAAGATGTTAATGAATTGGCTCTAGCCTTATCGGGCAACATGGATATGGTCGGTAAATTTACCAAGAAATCTTCTGCTGAATATGAGGCGCTTGCAGAACGCGCCGCCAAGGTCCAGAGTTTCCAAGAGAAAATGAACACCCTCATGGCGCAGTTGATTCCAATTGTTGAGCCATTAGTTAACGGCTTGTTGGCTTTATCAGATTGGATGATGGAAAACCTTGAAGTGGTTAAAATTGGATTTTCAGTGATGATTGGGCTAACCGCTGGTCTGGCGGTTGCAATGACTATATTGGCGGTATCTACTTTGGCTGCGGCATCTCCTTTCTTTGCAGTTGCTGCTGCAATAGGGGCTGTTACCGCTGTCCTTGCTGGATTAGCTTCTCTATTGTTTGTTCAATCATTCGCCTCTTCGTTCCTTGAGGGTATCGGCAAAGTTGGCAATGCATTTGGATTGATGGGAGAAAATGCCCAAGTTGCATCTGGTGACATAAAAGACTTAACAGGCGAAGCAAGCAAGCTGGCAAAAAATGGATTGTTTGGTAGCCAAGGGCTGAAAGTAGCCTCTGAGACAACCACAAAGAGTATAGGTGAAATGAACGTAGCGATGAGGGGAGCCTCAGTCGGTGCAGCCTCTGCAACTACAGAGGCAAACACCTATGCAATGTCTCAGGTAGGCGACACAATTACCACAAACACGCAGAATTACATGGGTTCTCGTGAACCAATGAATGTCAATCTAAATGTTGATGGTAAGAAACTAGCTATGGCTACAGTTGGACCTATGATTAGATCAACGGCAATGGGCTAAGGATTAAACAATGAACGAATTTAACATAAGAAAATACCAAAATGAAAATAGCACCATGGTCGATGGTTCAGATAGCTTGGCAAACTTAAGGCACTTGACTATCTCCTTCTATCATGTTCCCTCCAAGAGAAGTGTGTCGTTCAAAGCTTTCATTACTGCTTTTAACGAATCCTATAATTCAAATTTTACACCACATGAGGCTTTTGGTAGAACAGATCCAATTTATCAATACAAGAACACTACACGAAAAATAACTTTAGCCTTCAAGGTTCCTGCTGCAAGTGAAAGCGAGGCATTTGAGAATCTTGGTAGGATTTCTGCGTTAGAGCAAATGTTGTATCCAAGCTACTCAGAATTAGACAGTGCAACAACCCTAACCCAAGCTCCGCTTATTAGAATAAAAATGATGAACATGTTATCAAAACCTTCGTTTTCGCCCCCATCTGAAGAACAACTGGACGCCGACCAAAGAAATGTGCTTTATAACAGTTATAAAACAGATTCAGATCCAAAACAGGGGCTGCTTGGTATAATTGATAATTTTATTGTTAATCACAATTTAGAAGGCGATGACGGAGTATTCTTTAAAAGAAGAGAAGAAGAAGATCCTGAAACTGGAAGATTGGTAGCTAAGGCTGTCCCCAACACCATTCTCCCCAAGCTTATCGATGTCAACTTGTCATTCTCTCCCATTCATGAACAAACTCTTGGATGGAAAGATGGTGACTCGATGCAATCTCTTTTCCCTTATGGAGTTGTAACAGACGACACAATGCCTAAACTTTTAAGTGCTATTACTGCACCAGGGGCAGCCAAAAAGTTCCAAAAAGAAAGAATACAACAAACAATGGAAAATTTAAAAGCAAACAATATAAAAATGCAGCAAGAACTTAATTTGCGTCGAGTGCGCGCGGCGCAGCGCGATAGTGATCGCGCCACGGTGGAACCTTTACTTAATAAAGTCTCACTTGCCCTCGAAGGTGTTGGAACTGAAGAGTTTGAGGGTAGCGAACAATTTATAAAAGATATGGATTAACATGAGCGACATTAAAAATTTTACATCAACAACAATCACAAACGACATAGACTTTTACAGAGAGTTGCGTGAGCGCAGAGGTGTAAAACAAATACAGCATTTTACTACTCCACGCTTAAGGCAGCCAACTCTTAGAGATCGTGTCGTTATAAAAACATCTACACACATCTGGAAGTATGGCGATAGATTTTACAATCTCGCACA